AAAATCTTCTGAATTATACCCTGAAATGATTGCTGGTCTAATATAATTAATTAATTTAAAAAAATTCTGAATTAATTTACCCTCTGATTCATCATCATTTGATTTTTCTACTTCAAGTATTGTCTCAAAACCTCTATTATCTCTAACTCCAATTGCAAAAACTCTTGACATTTGATACCTCAAACCAGTTGTTTCAATATCAAACGTTAATTTATGTATGTTTTTATATTCTTCAAATCCCTTAAATAATCTCGATTGTGTTGAAATAAAAAATTGCTCAGTTGTCCTTGGAGAATAAAACATTTCTCTATATAAGTAAATTGGATCTCCCTTCTTATCTTTTATTTCATTACCAAAATCATCCCTTTCTTTTTCGTATGGAAAGATTTTACCATCTTTTAAAAAATTCATTATGGCATTATAGGACTTACTACTAGTCAATTTGAAACAATAACCATTTTTCAACCTCTTATGTCCACCAGTTTTTAATGGTGTAATCGTTATACCATATTGAATTAATTTATTTTCGTATATTTCGGGATTTTTTGCATATAATTTTAAATTAAATAATGATAAATCCTTCATATACATAAAAGGAGTATATTTAATTTTTTCAATTCTCTTTTCTTTATTTGGTTCATGTATAACACAACTAGCCATATTTGTATCTGGATCTGTTTCTACATTTACAAGATATTTTAAATCTTCATTATAACCATCAAGGAAAGATTTAATTTCAGATAATGTATTAAGTTTATTCATGTTTATATTTTTAAGTTAAAAAATTTTGTTAATATTAAATCGATACTTATTTTAAATTTTCATTTTTCATGTAAGGAAGTCCAAGTAATTCTGTTGTAGAAATAAAATTATTAAACCATTTTGAGAACATAAAAGGTAGTATCCTATGATCATTAAACCCATACAAACCACAACTAAAGAAATCATGAACTTCAATAATTACAGTACAATTAGTATTTGTTATTGCAACGTCTAATGTAAATGCAATTGGTTGTGATTCATACATGTTAATCATTGATTTTATTATATTCACGTTAGGAAAAATATCGAATTCACCTGAATAGTTCTGTAAACCAACTAATTTACCTTCATAAACAAAACATCTCCATTCGCTTTGAATATCAATTAAATCAGATATTTGATAATTTCCTTCTGGTGCTGATTTACATATTTTAGTAAATGATTTTATTCTATCATTCGATTTTACAAACTTTTCTCCAACAATATCTTTTTCTGTCCCATTAATTACATTTCTTCCAGTCCATTTAAAATCCATTAATTCTAATGGTACATTCTTAGGTTTTGGAATTAAATCATAATGATCATTCAAATATTTACTAACAAATTCAACACTTCCAATTGGAATACAATTAGGGATAGTTGCTTCATTCGTAAATAAAACTTCAAATGACTTATCATTCCTCAACCAATTTTGATATTCAATGCTTTCAAGCAAAGCAAAACTAAAATCATGTTTTACTTTACCATTTATTGTTTGAATCAAAAATTTCATAAAGGTAATTAAAATATAATTATTAATGTGATTAAAATAAATAATAATACTAATATTACTATTGTTTGTATAAACAAATAAAATATAAACCAATTAAGATAATATCTTGGCTTATTTAAAGAAATAAAATTAAATAATCTTTTCCACCAACTATTTGAATCATCTGAATGTGAATACACTTCTTTTCGATCAGTAGTTAAATAACTTGGAGTCAATGGTTTATTAAAACACATTAAATTTAACCATATTCTACCTAAAAATAAAACTCTTAATCTTTCTTTAAACGATAATCTCCAACAAGAAATAACTTCACCATTAGGACTATCTAATTTAAGTGCTGGCAATGGCTGATATTCTGGTTGATCTTTTGCAAAAACAACATTTTGATGTTTAAATTCAACTGGTTTCATAAATAATTATTTAAATAAATTTATATTTTAAAGTCTTTGTTTTTTCGTTAAAAGTATACACAATATCACCAACTACACATTCATTATTTTTTAAAATAAGCATGGGATTCTCTATTGCGATGCCTAAAAACCAAAGACATGTTAAAATATTATTTCCAACTATTTTATAACTATCTTTAGTTTTTTTTATTTCATAATCCAAATATATTAAATCTCCCTTATTTTTCATGTATGATTCTAATAAAAGAATCAAAACACCATTTAATTCTTTCTTAAACTCTTCTGTTGAAATATCAGTCTCATACATTAATGAATTTATCAATACATCTTGTATTGGATTTTCATCCCATTCGTAACTATATGCCATTTTATTTAGTATTAGTTAAAATATATTCGTTTATTTCATTACATAATAATTCAATATTTTTATCTACATCTTTTAAAAATTCTCTCTCATTAATATAAATCATTTTACATCCAAAGTTTTCAACTAAAAATTTTTGTTTTTTTAAATCTTTTTCAATATTCTTTTTACTATAATGTCTAGGTTCATTCCATTCAATACATATATTATATTTTTCTATATATCCATCTATCCAATATCTTACAAATTTCTTTTCTCCACCATTTAAACCATGTTGAATTTGTAAATTTAATTTTTCTGAAAGCATATCTAAATAAATTATTGAATTAACATTATATGATGGGACATATTTCACATAAATTTCACCATATTTTTTAATCGTTGTTTGTTGTGCTTTTTCTCTAATCTCTTTATTTTGCATAGGATTTTCAGTTCCATATTTTTCTAAATTTGTTTGTTTAACCTTTTCTTTACATTCATCAGTTTGACTATAGTTTTCAGTTCCATATTTATTTATGGAATTTATTTTTATGTTTTCTTTAAACTCATTAGTTTTTGAATAATGATCAACACCATATTTTTCCAAATTTTTATTTTTTGTTTTTTCTCTAATTTCCTTATTTGAAATATGATATTCACAACCATACTTATTTAAATCTGTTTGTTTTGTCTTTTCTCTAATTTCTTTATTTTGCATAGGATATTCATTACCATATTTATTTAAATTTGTTTTTTTATATTTATTTACAGAACATTTATCTGAACAACCATAAAATAATTTACCATTTTTTGTATTTTTATTATAAACTTTATATGTTAAAAATTTTTCCTTACTACAAATATCACATTTAACATGTACTAATACATGACTTCCCATTTTTAGATCAGTAACTTTAACTAAAAAAATATCATACATTTTTGTAAAAACATATCCTTTATCAATAAAATATTTTTTATTACCTGAAACCCATTTCATTTCTACAAATTCATCTGAAATCACACTAATTAAATTAAACACATAATATTATTTTTTTATTTCTAATTTATCTTCCATATCTTTTTCCATAAAAAATCTTAATCTTTTAGATAAATTATGTCCATTATCATCACAAAATTTTTTGTAATTTTTTAATAATACAACAGACATTTTAATTGTAAGACTTTCAATAAATATTTTTTCTTTTTTCATATTATTATTTATTATTATAGATAAATACTTTAATTTTTAGTTTTCTTATGTTTTTGCATTATTATTTTAATTAAATCATTAATAATACTTTCATTAATATTTGATTCATATTTCTCACCATCAATTACTTGTGAGATTTCTTGACGTTTTTGCTCACATAAATTTATTACATATTCATCAATAGTATTTTTAAAAATAAAAAGATATGCATTAACAGCATTTTTTTGCCCAATTCTCAACAACCTGTCAATTATTTGATCCAATATTGTCGGAGTCCAAGGTATTGTTAATATACCAATCTTTGATGCTTCAGTAAGTGTTAGACCTTCTTTTGTAACTTGTTCAGATCCTAAAAAAATTTTTATTTTTCCGTTTTCATCTTGAAAATCTTTAACTATTTCAGCTCTTTCAACATCACTAACGTCACCAGTGTGTAATGCTGATACTTGTGGATATTGTTTATTTAATTCAATTAAACTTTTTTTATAAAAATCAACAGCAACAAATTTTTCTCCACACTCTAAAATTGAATCAATTAATTCTTTAACATTATTTACTTTTAAATGTGATGTATATTCTCTTAATTTTCCCATTATAGATAATGGGTTATTTATGTTTTTATTGAAAAATTCATTAGCAATACCTTCCTCAATTTTTTCATAAACATCATACTCAGATGGTGACATTTCAAGTATAATTTTTTGATATGTTTTTTCTGGAAGATCTTTTAATATTTCATTTTTTTTCTTACGATATATGAATGGAGATATTTTATGAAATAATTCATCAAATTTAGTCAAAGTAAAATCAGTTTCCCAACCATAACCATCTAAATTGTACTTAAGTCCACAGTAATATTCATAAAAAAATTTCTTTGTTGGAAAATCTAACGGTGAAATTTGATTTAAAACAGTGTATAATTCCGCCGATTTCGAGGGACATGGTGTTCC